ACTGCTAGTTCTAGTTCTACTTTAAGTTTTGTTAATGGCAGTTCTGACGTGACATTAGACTCCACTTTTAAAGAGTATGTGTTTACTTTTAAAAACATACACCCAAACCCAACTGGAAATGCACATGTATTATTTAATTTTTCAGCGGACACTGGTAGTAATTACAATGTAACTAAAACAACTTCAGCTTTTAGAGCATATCACGATGAAGGTAATAGTGGTACAAATCTAGCTTATGACACAGCTGCTGATTTAGCACAATCAACAGATTTTCAACAATTAACAGCAGAAGTTACTTTCCCAGCTAGTCCTAATAATGATGAGCATTACTCTGGTTATTTACATTTATTTAATCCATCATCTACTACATTTGTAAAACATTTTATATCTACAGGATTACATTATGCATCTACTTACGCTGTAAATGATTTTATTGCTGGTTATGCTAATACCACTAGTGCTATTGATGCAATACAGTTTAAAATGACTTCAGGCAACATAGACGCTGGAGATATTTGCCTTTACGGAATAGAGTAATAATGATACATAAATTATAAGGAGAAAACTATGCCAAGATATCATAATATAAACGGTAACAGAGTACAGTTCACAGCTGAAGAAGAGGCTGCGAGAGATGCTGAAGAGAAAGCGTGGGCAGATGCTGCACCTGCTAGAGCTTTAGCTGACCTTAGAGCTAAAAGAAATAGACTTCTTGCTGAGACTGACTACCATGCTTTATCTGATGTAACCATGTCAGACGACATGAAAACATACAGACAGAATCTTAGAGATCTGCCTGCAGGTAAAGATACTGTTGCTAAATGTGAAAACGCCACGTGGCCTACTAAACCATAGGTAAATTAATATGTTGCAAAAAGTAAAGTTTGCACCGGGATTCAATAAACAGGTGACATCCACAGGTGGTGAGAGTCAATGGGTCGATGGTGACAACGTTCGTTTTAGATATGGCACACCTGAAAAAATAGGTGGTTGGTCACAATTAGGATCTGTTCAGATAACAGGTAGAGCAACAGCCATTCATCACTTTGTAAATACATCAGGTATCAAGTATGCTATCCTAGGAACAAACAGAATTTTATATGCATACTCTGGTGGTATATTTTATGATATACATCCAATCAAAGCGACAACATCTTTATCAAACGCTTTCAGCACAACTAATGGTTCTAAGGTCGTGACACTCACATTCTCATCTGCACACAACATAAATAAATTTGATATTATATTATTAGATACTTTTACATCCATAACGGGTTCCGATTTTGCATCCAGTGATTTTACAGATAAAAAATTCATGGTGACATCCATACCAACAGACACCACTCTTACAATAGAAATGGAAGAGAATGAATCTGGATCTGGTGCGTCCACATCTGGTGGCATAAGGGTACAACATTATTATCCTGTTGGACCTGCAGCGGAGGTCGCATCCACAGGTTGGGGACTAGGATCATGGGGTGGTCAACAGACGGGTCAATTTACATCAACACTATCGTCATCAATAAACGCTAGTGTTACAAGTTTAACAATGGCCAGCTCGTCCTCATTTCCATCATCAGGTACAATATTAATAGATAATGAGTTAATTACCTACACTGGTAATGATAATAGTGGAACCTTATCTGGTTTAACAAGAGGTGCATCAGGCACGACAGCAGCTACACACTCATCTGGAGCAACGGTGACAGATGCATCAAACTTCTTTGCGTGGAACGCTGCAGCATCAGGAGATATCATAACAGCGCCTGGACTGTGGTCATTGGATAATCTAGGTAATAAACTTATCGCAACCATAAATGGAGGTGAGAGTTTTGAGTGGGATTCAAATCCACTAGCTGCCAACAGCACCAGGGCCACGATAATAACAGGAGCACCAACCGCATCAGCATTTACTCTTGTGTCAACACCGGATCGTCACTTGATATTTTTTGGAACAGAAACAACCATTGGAACTAAATCTACACAGGATCCGATGTTTATAAGATTCTCAGATCAGGAGGACATAAATACCTACACTCCATCAGCAACCAACACTGCGGGCACACAAAGACTTGCAGATGGATCTAAACTTGTTGGTGCGATCAGAGGTCGTGACGCGATTTACATATGGACAGACACTGCGTTATTTATCATGCGTTTCGTTGGTCCACCATTTACATTCTCATTTCAACAGGTTGGTACAAACTGTGGATTGATAGGACAGAACGCAGCTGTTGAGGTTGATGGTACAGCTTACTGGATGTCAGAAAACGGTTTTTTTAGATATACAGGTAAATTAGAATCATTACCGTGTTTGGTTGAAGACCATGTATACGATGATATTAACACCATACCAAAACAACACATTAATGCAGGTCTTAATAACCTGTTTGGTGAGGTTATCTGGTTTTACCCAAACTCTGGTTCTGGTGTTGTAAATAGAATGGTAACATATAATTATCTAGACTCAAGTCCCGAGCGACCAGTGTGGACCACAGGCACATTAGCAAGGACGGCATGGGAGGACTCTGCTATATTTGGTAAACCGCATGCAACAGAATATGACTCAAGTGCAGAAACAGCAGATACAGATGTTAATTATGTTCATGGTAACACAGATGGTGCATCAACTTATTACGAGCATGAGACTGGTTTGAATCAAGTTAAATTAGGTCAGACAACTGCCATCGCAGCAAATATACAATCTGGTAGTTTTGATATTGGTTCACAAGGGTTAAATGGCGATGGTGAGTTCATGATGAAAATAAGAAGGGTGATACCAGACTTTCTATCACAGACTGGTAATGCAAGGGTAACATTAAATTTACGAGATTTTCCAAATGATACAGCGGCTAGTTCTACATTAGGACCGTTTACAATATCTAGTGGAACACAAAAGATTGACACAAGAGCTAGAGCCAGAGAGATATCTCTAAAGGTAGAGAACACTAGCACTAGTCAGTTTTGGAAATTAGGAACATTTAGAATAGACTATCAACCAGACGGTAGAAGATAATGCCACTAAATACAAAGGGTAAAAAAATAATGAAGTCTATGAAAAAACAATATGGTAAGAAAAAAGGTGAGCAGGTTTTTTATGCGTCACTAAATAATAAAAAAATTAAAGGAGTTAAAAAACGTGGCTAGAATAGTACAAGCATTAACACAACCAGCGGAAGATTATGATCAACAGATACAACAATCGTTTGTTAGAGATGTAGATAGTATTGTGCAAAAATTAAACACAACGTATCAACAAGATTTAAAAGACGAGGCAGAGGCGGAGGCTTTTTTCTTTGGCTAATTCATTTGTAAATAAAAAAGTAGATCTAACCACTACATCTGCGACGACACTATATACAGTGCCAACGGCAACTACCGCTATCATAAAATCTATATTGGTATCAGAGGACTCTGGAAATGCAGATACAATCACGGTGACTATCACTGATACTAGTGACAATATATTTAGCTTATTTAAGACAAAATCCATATCAGCGAATGGCACAACAGAATTATTATCAGCACCTTTGGTACTACAAGAAAGTGAGATAATAAAAGTGACTGCAGCTACAGCAAATAGACTACATGTGGTTCTTTCGGCCCTACAATCTAAGCCTAGAGAGGTTACAACATAGTCTTGATTTACTTGTAAAAAACTAGTAATACTGTAAATTCAGGTGAAATTCCTGCCTTTTTAAAATAAACAACATTTAACATATATGATTAATAGAGCAAAAATGCCAAGACAGTTGCGTAATAAGGGCGGGATTACAAATGTGGTTCCAAGAGAAAAATACGGTGTTGGTAGTGATTTAAAAAAATTTGTTAGAAAAGTTATACCAAATGAGTTAGCAGATGTTGCAGTTAAAGCTGCACCGTTCGTTGCACCATTTAATCCAGCTGTTGCAGGATTGATGAGAGGTATAGGTAGGTTTGATCAACGAGGTAGTCTATCAGATGCTTTTAAACAAGGACTTGGAACTTACGCTGGAGGTCAACTATTTAGAACAATAGGAGGAGCTGGACCACAAGAAGGCCTTGGTGGTTTTAAACTTTCATCTCCATTAAGCCCTGATAGAACAACTGCTGTTAGGGATTTTTTTAATCCTAAAAAACAATCCACCTTTGATGCTTTAAAAGAAGATGAAACTTTTGTTGATAGAATTTCAACTAAAGCTGCAGACACGGGTAAAAAAATAAATATAAAGGATGCAACCGGATTATTTAAAGATGTGCCAATACTAGAAGATCTACCAAGTTTGGTTCAACAACAGATATTAGTTGGCGGTGTATCGGGAGCAGCGACTTATATCTATCAAGCGTTTTTGGCAGAGGAGCCACCTCAAGAAGAGGGTGAGACTTACGAAGAATATTTAGCTAGAAGAAGATCAAATGTTGGTAGAAAGATGAAAGGTTATTTTGATAATTATTTTAAATTTGATAAAGATTACTCATCCATGACTGACGAACAAAAACAAGCATTTATTGATAGAGTCAATGTTAGAGACGGCGGTAGAATAGGTTATCAAACCGGTGGTATCACTATGGCTAACACACTTGCAGAAAATATAAGACGTAACTTGGCTAATCAAGCTGCCATTAATCAAAGACTACAACAAGCAAGAACTAGATTAGAACAACAGCTACCTGGTAGAAACCCAAAACTGTTTCAAATAGAACGAGAAGCAAATAGAATAGCAGCAGAAAATTTAAACAGAATGACTGGAGGAGCTAGAGGAGTTGCAGCAAATATAACAGGGGCACCGACTATGAATGATATTCAAGCAGCAATTGCTGCTAATAGAAACGTAAATAGAATTCAAACAGGTCCTCAACCAGGAGAGTTAGATCCACTTGGTATACCAATGTCTATGACATCATTAGTTCCTATTGATTTAAAAAACATAGATCAAAAAGGTATGCCTAGAAAAATAACTCAAGACGATATAGATACCTATAATTTTACTAGAAATAAAGTTCTAGAAGCACAAGCAACCATGAAACCAACATATCAAGAGGCTTTGATGGGTGAGAGTTGGGAGACGTTAAGTGATAATGATCAATATAGATTAGCTATGGAATATCCAGGTGAGACACCACCAAGAAGAAACCCTAATTTTGTTCCTGGACTTGCAAAAGGCGGCATGCCGGTAGGTATCATGAGAACAAATAAAGCAGGTGTCATGGAACGAGACTACAGAGACAAAGGTGGATTTGTGCCTGTGGGTATTAAAGAAAAAGCAGATGATGTGCCAGCTATGTTATCTAAGAACGAATTCGTATTTACTGCCGACGCGGTTCGAGGAGCAGGCAACGGCAGCATTGAAAAAGGAGCACAAAGGATGTATGATACAATGAAAAATTTAGAGAAGAGAGTAGTATAATGGCAGAAGAAAAAAGATTTCCAATAGGGCCAGGGCCTGAGGAGGAAATATATACACCTGAGTTTCCAATAGGACCAGGGCCTGAAGAAAAAAAATTGGGTATAGGATCTTTACTGGAAGCAGTAAGTAGAGATAATAATAAAAATCAAACTTTATTAAATCAATTAGCGTTTGTTTTAGCAAAAGCAGCAGAACCAGGCGGAAGACTTTCAAATAAAGATATTGAATTACAAATGGATAGACTTAAATCTGGTTCTCAAACTGGCGGTATAGGTCAAGCTCTCACTAGTTTATTAGGAGCAGGTCAACAAAGATCGTCTGAGGGCGATATGATGAACGTTAAACAAATTTTAAATTCTATATTTCAAAGTAAACAAGATGGTGGTTCTATGGGATATAGTGAGGGAATAGATGCTGTTTATGAGTATCTTAAAAAAACAGGTTTAGATCAAAAGTATGAAATCTTGTTTCAAGGAGATGGTAAGGGTGGATCAGAAGTAATGATTAGAGAAAAAGAACAACCAGTTGAAATTAAAAATATTTTAGATTTACCATCTTCGTCTATGATGATGGATACAACCACATCTGCTTTTGGTGATGCAGGAAGAGGAAGAGAGGTTCCTTCATTTTTAAGAGAAGAAGCACGAGCTAACGGTGGCAGAATAGGTTATCAGACAGGTGGTGTTACAGAACAGAGAACATTACCACCAGAGTTTGTAGAAGCAGCACAGAAAACATTTTTAACAGATTTATCTAGACAAGCTGGTATACCAACAATCACCACAGCTGTCCAACAACAGCCAGGTGAGACAGCAGAACAGTTTGCAAACAGACAAGCACAGGCGCAACAGTTTGGAATTACAAAAGCAGGTATGGCAGAGCTTGCACCACAAGTTGCAGCACAGGATCCATTACAAGCTGCGGCGTATGCACAAGCAGTTGATCCAACGAAAGGACTTGGAGCGTTTCAGCCATTCTTAACAAAAGCAGGCACAGCAGCAGACGCAGCGGCAGGGTTAACAGGACCCATGACAGCAGCGCAGCAAACTGCATACACATCACCTTTTCAACAACAAGTTATAGATACAACTCTTGCAGAGTTTGACAAACAAGCTCAGATGAGACAGAATCAATTAGCAGCACAAACATTAGGTGTGCCGGGTGCATTTGGTGGTGGCCGTGAGGGTGTGCAAAGAGCTGAGTTTGATGCAGCAAGCGACATGAACAGAGCAAGAGTATTAGCAGACTTACGACAAAGAGGTTTTCAACAAGCAGCCACTGCAAGACAACAAGACCTTGCAAATCAAATGGGTATTGCTCAACTTCAATCAGGTCTAGGTGGTACAGCACAAGACTTTGCTAGAGCACAGATCTCTGGTCTTGGCACATTAGGTGCACAACAACAAGCACAAACTCAAGCAGTGTTAGATGCACAGAGACAAGCGGCAGCGATGGCAGTAGAAGATCCAAGAAGAAGATTAAGTATGTTTGGTCAAGGTATATCAGGATTAACACCTGGAGCTGGAACAGTTCAACTTATGCCAACTGAAACTGGAGGAGCAGCAGGACCTAGTCCTCTGATGCAGGCATTAGGTGTTGGGTTAGCAGGTGCTGATATCTACGGCAGAATCTTTGGAGGTAGAAAAAATACATAATGAGTAGAATATTAAAAAGACCAATGTTTAGAAGAGGCGGGTCTACTAATACAGGTATCATGTCTGGGTTAGTTAATAGAACTAAATTAGAAGATGGAACAAAAATGATCGGCAACATGACTGAGGATCAATTTAAGTCTAACTTAGAGGCGTTAATGGGATTACAAGATCAGTTTGCACCAGTTTCTAAAACAAGATTACCTATTGGTGACGTTGGCCTTGCTCTTGCATCAGGTGCACCTTTAGTAGATGCTTTGGGTGCAGGGTATAAAAAATTTGTATCTGAGGATGACAAGAGAAGAG